CAAAGTGTAATCTCTACCATGAAATCCAGTCTCGATGTCGACGTGTCGTATCCTAATGTACTTAGCGTACACTTCAGACGCTGCCTGCAGTTTTCCCTCTGTTGTTTTGGGGGCTGCCGCAAGAGCTACCTTCATATCAGCTACAAGAGCCGCATAATCAATGACACCTGGTTTTCGACAATCCAACCACACTGACACTGGAAATCTACGCGTAAGAGCTTCAACCTTCTTAATCGCTACGTTTCCCGCAGCCGATTGTAAGTTAGTTGACACCATAACCACCTTCGAAGTGAAAGTGATAAGCTTGTCTTCTAAATTTGCCATCGACAATGGTAAGTTAGCAGAACTGATTAGATTGATTGCTTCCAAAGCGTCCAAATCATCCGTTGCTTGACAGTAGTCATCCATGGCTACTATCTTCTGTTTCCGGTATCCGTCGTAGTGCTTCTGATTGGCATCACGCGGCATCTGGTAGAGTTCCTCCACCCAGTTACCCCATCCCATCTGTTTGCACAGAAGAGACGGCAAGATTTCCTTACCGAAGACTGACTTTCCACATCCAGGTCCTCCAGCAATCCACACTCCAACTGGCTCACATCTTTGAGCCGACGCCGTCGTTTGAGCTGCCATCTTCGCCTTAGTAGAAATAACCTCCTTTAGAAGTAACCGATACGTTGTTCCAACATCTGACAACGGTAACTTCGGGAAATGAAGAATCATTCCCATGACCAAACTTTCGTTGTGATCATCAAAGAGGTCTCCTACATAAGGTCTAGGATCTTCTCCTGCTGCAAAGCAGTTCTGCTGTTTGGCCGCTTGAAAACACGTCATGAAGACTTCCACCTTCTCTTTGTTCTCCTTCCACCACTTAGTCGCCGGTTCCGGTTCCATAAAGTACTCAAAGGCAACTGTTAGCCCATCCTTCACTGCGTTCCAGATGTGCCTAATACCTTGAGCACCCGCTCCAACTCTCCCTAACGCTCCACACGTTCGGAAGAAACGGTTGTCTGCATCCTGTTTTGCGTTAGACATTGCTGTCTGCGAGACCACCATACCAAAAGTTCCTACTACGGCAGCTAACGCCGCCATAGCAACACCTCCAGCAAGACCTGGTCCTGACTGCAAATCACCGCTCAACTGATACGGACATCCATGCATAGCATCAACGTTCCAAATTGGTCCCATGTCCTCACTCTTGACTTCCTTGTTGAAAGCTGCCTGAAAACACTTCCGGATATACTCCACTGTGGCCATAGCATCGCTTGCCGCACCATACACACGCAGTGCAATAGCGGTAAACGCTGCCATGATTACTGTCTTACTCGTCTCAACGTAAATGAGGCGAATATGTAGAGCTATATCCATGATTGCTGACAACACTGGTACAATAACATCGTCTACGATGTTAGAAGCGCAGTGTTTAAGAAGAAAAACCTTCGTTTGTTGTATCTTCACTCGAGCCTTCTCTGTCTGATCACTAATGACATCGTCAATTAACGCTGTCAGTTGTCTCCTGACCCACATTGCAAGAGGGCCTGGGTTTGACTCCACGTCTCCGTCTTGTGTCAAGTCTCTCACGAAACTACGCGAGACTCCATGTCCAATACGTTCCCCGACTGGGAA